CGGTGGTAGGTGTGCATCTACGTCTTTCGCTGCGTTGTCTGGTCGGATGTGTGTGGCTCGTTCGTATTGCTGAGAGTGTTTTTTTTTTTTTTCAAGCAGAAGACGGCATACGAGATTGGTCAGTGACTGGAGTTCAGACGTGTGCTCTTCCGATCTGCCAACGCGACAATCGCCTCCGGTAACACGGCGGCAAATATCACTGTTTCAAGCGGTGAATATGTCGCAGCGGCGTCCGGCGGATCAGCGGATAACGCATCTGGCGTTTCGCTGGCATCCGGTGATCACGCTTGGTTTATCATCGACTAAACAACGGGCGGGCTATGATGGCCCGCCCCCTTGCACTCCTTTCAGACAGGAAAAACTATGGAAAACCCAGACATGCAGCTTGCCGTTGAGTTCTTCAACAAGGCGGTTGAGAACCCACGCAAAACGAAGGCCGAGGGCCGTCCGATTTTCGAGGATCGGGAATATATCCGCATTCGCTTCCCCGCTGACAACAAGCGCGAATTGGTAGCAAATGCGCAAGAAATGCACTACGTTTCCCACGCCAAACAACAGATGACCTATGCGCAGCGTTTCCCCGCGAATTACGATGCCTTCAAGGCGTCAAGCGAAGCGGAATTTGTCCAAGGAACACCGCTGGCCGAACTGACCATCTTGACGGAAGCCAAGCGGGCGGAATTGCGAGCGCAAAACATCAAAACCGTCGAACAACTTGCGGGCCTGCCAACGGCAGCAATGCGCCGCTTGGGCATGGGTGCACAGGGTCTTGTCGATGGGGCTAAAGCCTATCTTGACCGCGCCGAAGGTTTCTCAGAGGTCGCAGCCCTTCGCGCCCGCATCGAAGAACTTGAAAGCGGCAAGTCAGAGGCCGAACCCGCTCCCAAAGTCGCCGCACAGGTTGAAGGCTTTGACGACGACGACCTGCGCAACATGCTAAAAGACGCGGGGGTCGAGGTGGATAACCGCTGGGGCCGCAAGCGCCTTGAGCAGGAATTGCAGACACTGGCGCAAGCCAAGGAAAACGAGGCCGCTTAAATGACACGTTCAGCGCTCACCATTGTTCAGGACGCGGCGACTAAGCTGGGTATTGCCCAGCCGTCCGTTTTGTTCGGTTCAACCGACCGGACCGCGATTGAATTGCGGGAAGCGCTGAATGAGGCCGTTGATAAGATACTCCACGCGCACGCATGGCAGCGGCTTTTGACGATCCAAACCCATATCGGCGACGGCACAACGACTGATTTTTCCTTGCCGCCTGACTATCTCAGAATGCCGAAGAATGCGGAAATTTGGTCCACCCGCTTGCAGGCACCACTGACGCATATTTCGCCCGAAGACTGGTTGCATCTTGATGTGCGAGATTACGATGTTGTTACCGGCGTGTGGACCATCTTTGGCGGTGATTTTGTCTACAAGCCTGCTTTGGCATCTGATGAGGTCACTCGCTTTTGGTACATCAGCAACAAGATATGTGCCAATGATACAAGCGGCACAAAGGCGCAATTCACAGCCGATGAAGATACATTCTTGCTAGATGACCGCGTTTTGGAGTTGGTTCTTGTTTGGCAGTTCCGCACGCAAAAGGGCTTGGACTACGCCGAGGATATGGCAACGGCTGAAATCGCACTGGCGCGGATGATTGAGCGCGACAAAGGCGCTAGGGTGCTAACCCAGAGCAGCCCGGGCCGCATGGGCGGCAAGATGGCTTGGCCGGGGGTTCTGAGCCCATGAGAAGCCAGCGCAGGCGCTCTCAGGCGTCACAATACAGCGTTCCGGCCCCCATTCAGGGCATTGTTGAGAACGACCCGACCGCGATCAAAGGCAAGATGGCTGCGGAGTGGATTGAGAACTTTTTACCCACGGTGCGCGGCTTGAAGGTGCGCGGCGGCACGCAGGAGCACGCGACAGTCGCGGCGGCATGTGAAAGCCTCATCCCGTATTCTTCGGGGTCATCGCAGCAGCTTTTCGCGGCAACGGAAACCGACATTTACGAAGTCACATCATCAGCGACCGAAGACACGGCGGTGGTAAGCAGCCAGACCAGCGGCATTTGGGCTTTTCAGCAGATCGGCACAAGCGGGGGCGACTTCCTCGTGCTGGTCAACGGCGCTGATAGTATGCAGCAATTCGACGGCACGGACTGGACTGAAATTGACGATGTTTCAACACCTGCCGTCACGGGCGTCACCACGGCGGACCTAAAACACGTCTGGCTGCACCAGAACCGGCTTTTCTTTGTCGAAAAAGACAGCCTTACAGCGTGGTATTTGCCTTCTGGGTCAGTAGGGGGCGCGGCAAACGACATTAGCCTCGCAGGGGTGTTCCAGCGGGGCGGCACGTTGCTTTTCGGGGCCACATGGTCGCTAGATAGCGGCGCGGGGATGGACGACAAGTGTGTGTTTGTCAGCACAGAGGGCGAAGTCGCAATCTACAGCGGCACAGACCCCAGCGATGCCGCCACATGGTCCCTAGAAGGGCGCTATGATATCGGCAGGCCGCTTTCGGCGCGTGGCATCATGCGCGTCGGCGGCGATATTATGATTGCAACAGATGATGGCATTGTGGCGTTATCAACGGCGCTGACAAAAGACGCGGCTGATCTAAGCCTTTCTGCGGTTACGCGGCCCATTCGCAGCACTTGGTCGATTGAGGTCAACCGAGGCTATGCCAACATGCAGTTGTTCAAATGGACGGCTGGCGAGGTGTTGCTAACGCTGTTTCCAATGTCGGCGCGGGCTTTATCTGCCAACCTGCAAACGTCTGCTTGGGCGATCCAAACGGGCTGGGGCGGGCTGTGCGGCGCTGAACTGGCTGGAAATGCCTACATCGGGCAATCTGACGGGGTTATCAAGCGCATCGACATTACCGGCGCGGACATGGGCGCACCTTTTACGTGCTCAGTTTGCGCGGCGTTCACACATTTGGGCGACCCACTCGCTTACAAGATGCCGTCGATGGTTCGCGGGGCGTACTTCGCGGATAGCGCGTACAACGCAAGGTACGGCATTGCGGTGGATTACAACGTGGACTTTCCGGCAACACCTGCGGTCGCAGACATTGATAGCGATGCGCTGATCTGGGGAACAAGCAACTGGGGCGAGGCCACATGGTCAGCCGATGTTGAAGCACCAACAACCGGCGCAACGGACTATTGGGCCAGCGTAACCGGCGCGGGCTGGGCTTTGGCACCTACTGTGCAGATCACTTCGGGCGGCTCTGCTAAATTGCCAGTTGAGCTGGTGCGCATTGACGTAATTGCAGAGGGCGGCGGGCGTGCGGCTTGAATGGGGGCATGAAGACCTTGCCCTTCCGTATGCTGCGAAGAAATTAGACCAGCCGCGAGGGTTCGGCCCTTGCACAGCGGCAATCGTGGTCGATGCGAAAGGCGCGGTATCTGCCGTTCTGGTGTTCCACAACTATCAGCCGGAGGCCGGTGTTATCGAGGTTTCTGCCGTGGCTGACGATGCCAAATGGGCGCAACGCGGCGTTCTAAAAGAGGCGTTCAGCTACATTTACGACCAGCTTGGATGCCAGATGGCAGCGGCGCGGTGTGATGTTTCAAATGATCGGGTGCGGCGTCTGTGGAAGGCGTTTGGCGCTGACGAATACGTAATTCCAAGGCTTCGGGGCCGTCAAAAGGACGAAGCGATTTTAACGCTAACGGATGACGCTTGGCGATCATCTAGGTTTTTGAGGTAAAGATATGGGCAAAAGCGCACCAGCACCACCTGACCCCGCAGAAGTTGCGGGCGCTCAGACGGCGAATAATGTAGGCACCGCCATCGCAAATCAGGTGATGGGAAACGTCAACCAAGTGACACCCACGGGCAGCCTGAATTACGAGCAAAGCGGGACAACGCAGTGGACCGACCCCAATACTGGAAATGTCTACGACTTGCCGAGCTATACGGCCACGCAATCCCTGTCCGAGGGCGAGCAAGGCATCTTCGACGCTACCCAAGGAACACGGCAGAACCTTGCGGACCTTGGGCAAACAGTATCGGGGCAGATGCAAGACCACTTTGCCAACCCGTTTTCGCTGGATGGCTTACCCTCCGGTGGTTCTGCGTCAAATATCGGAACGCCAGACTATCAGGGCTTGACCGACTTGCAGCGCATGAACACGACAGGGCCGGAATCACGGTCTGACCAGTTTTCATACGGTTTCGACGCTTCGCCTATTAGCGCGGGCATTGCCGATGCAGGCGAGATTGTGCGTGAATTTGGTGACGCGGGCGATATCACGAAAACATACGGCTCGGACTACTCCGAGGATCGACGCAGGGTTGAGGAAGCCCTTATGTCGCGGCTCAATCCCTCACTTGAGCGGGACAAAGAGGCGCTGCGTACCAGCTTGCTCAATCAGGGCATTCGCGAGGGTTCGGCGTCATATGACCGAGCAATGAGCCGCGCTAACGAACAAAGCACGGATGCGCGTATGCAAGCGGTCTTGGCGGGCGGGCAAGAGCAATCGCGTATGGACGACCTTGAGGCACGCCGCGCTGGCTTTGAGAACGCAGCGCAACAGCAGCAATATGAACAGCTTTACGGGCGGGCGGCGTTCAGCAACGCGGGCCAGCAGCAGCAGTTCGGGCAGAACCGCGACAGCGCGGCATTGTCATTGCAGGCGCAGATTGCCAACAGCAACCAAGCGGCACAGCAGGCGCAGATCAACAACAGCGCCGTCAATTCTGCGTTTGGTCAAGATTTGGCGTCGATGAATTTCAGCAATGACGCTATCGGCATGAACAATGCTCTTGGGTTCCAGATCGCCAACTTCGGCAACAACTTGCAGGACCGCAATTTCCAGAATGATTTTGCGATGCAGGGCCGGATGGACGCGGACCGCTCACAGGCGCTGCAAGAAACGCTAATGATGCGCAACCAGCCCATTAACGAAATAGGGGCGTTGCTGGGGACAGGTCAGGTGCAGATGCCTAACTTTGTGAACACCAGCAGCCCGCAAATTCCGACCGTTGACCGCGCGGGGCTTGAACAAAGCGCTTATCAGGCCGAACTGGACGCATGGAAGCAAAAGCAAGCGTCGATGGGCGGCGTTCTTGGCACTGCGGGCAACGTCTTTGGTGCGTGGTTGGGGAGTTAAGGCATGGCAGGTTTCATCTTTGGTGGCGATACAGGCATGTCTTACGAGGCATTGCAGAGGAAGCGCAAAATAACAGACGCGCTTATGCAGCAGAAAAGCAAGCCAATGGACGTTGCGAACGGCTTGGCGCAAGGACTGAGTTCAGTAGCCGGAGCATTGCTCGGTAAAAAGCTGGACAAGCGCGAAGATCAGATGCGCAGCGACCGGCAGGGCGAGTTTACGGACCTATTCGGCGGCGGCGCTACTCCTGTTAGCTACGGCACACCGGGCGGGGGCGACACCGGCGATATGGTTGCCTACCGTGATGCCATCGCCTCAATTGAAAGCGCGGGGAGCGGCGACTACAATGCGGTTGGCCCGACGAACAAGAAGCTAGGACGCGCTCTGGGGCGTTATCAGATCATGGAGGCCAACATTGGCCCGTGGTCCCGCGAGGCGCTTGGCAAAGAGGTTTCCGCAGACGAGTTCTTGGCGAACCCGAAGCTGCAAGACGCAATCTTTGATCACAAGTTTGGCGGGTACGTTAACAAGTTCGGTCCGGAAGGTGCGGCGCAGGCATGGTTCGCGGGGCCGGGCGGGGTCGGCAAAACGGATCGTAAAGACGTTCTAGGCACTTCGGTGGGTCAGTACGGGCAGAAGTTCAGCAAGGCCCTTGGCGGCGCTTCTAGCGGGTCTGGCGGGCAATCTCGCAGCCCTGCCGACCTCGCGCAACTAGCGCAATTCGCAGCAGACCCCTTGCTTGATCCTGCACAGCGCAAGATTGCTGAAATCATGCTGCAACGCCAAATGCAGCAAGGCGATCCAATGACGCAGTTGGATATGCAGTACAAGCAGGCGCAATTGGGTCAATTGCGGAACCCTGCACCCGACCATCCCGCTAGCGTTCAGGAATACGAATATGCGAAACAGAACGGATATCAGGGTGGCTATCAGGACTGGGTGACGCAAAAAGCACAGTCAGGGGCAACCAACAGCAGCAACGTCGCCAACTCCGGCGACCCGATTGATGCCCGCCCAATGGCTGACAAGCCCGACAAGGGGTATCAGCGCAGATGGGATGAGGAGCAAAAGACTTGGGTTGATGAGGCCATTCCCGGCAGTTCTTCGCAGGTGGACATTGCAACGCAAGACGCCAAGAAGGCCGAGCGTGAGCGTCAAAAGGCGATTGGTCTCGGCCCGACCTTGACCAATATCCAGATGAACATTGACGAAATCCAAGACGGCGGGCTTCCGGTCACGGGTGCGGTTGGCGCAGGATTGGGTAAAATCCCCGGCACATCGGCATCCGACTGGCGGGTGCGCAACGAGCAAATTACAACCGAAGCCGCTTTGAACGAAGTGCAGAATATGCGCGATAATAGCCCGACAGGCGGCGCGGTTGGGCAGTTGACCGATAGTGAACGTCAGGCGTTGGCGGTTGCCGCTTCGGGGCTTTCGGACGCTCAGAGCAAGGACGAATATGTGCGTGCGGCCCAAACGTACCGCAAGACTATGCTGGACCTTGCTTATGGCGAGGGCAGTTGGACACTTGATGACAAAGGCGACCTTTCATTCGGCGGGGCCGAGCCTGACGCACCGCCAGCCGCTGACGTTGACTTTTCATCGGACGCCGCGCCGCAAGGCTTGAAGTTGAGCGAAAGTGACGCGGACCTATGGACGTATGCAACGCCAGAAGAACGCCAAGCGATGTGGGGTAAGTAGCATGGACGCAGCAGAACAGGCGCGTATGCGGGCGGAGCTTCGCCGCAGGAAGGCGCAAGCAGCACCAGTCGAAGAAAAGTCTTGGGGACAGACCATCAAAGAAAACCTTGTTGGCGATGATGACCCTAATTCTCAGAACTTCGGGGAAAAGGTGGGTTCGTTTCTGAACAAGGCTGGCGAAAGCATGACTTTCGGGCTTGTTGGCGACGAAGCTTCTGCAGCGGTTGCCGGGGCCATTCCCGGCGGTATGGATTATGACCAGCGGCTTGCGCATGAACGCCAGCAGGAAGCCGTTTTGGAGCGGGATAACCCCGGCGCGGCACTGACCGCCGAAATCGGCGGCGGTCTTGTTGGCGCAGCCCTACCACTTGGCGGCATCGGCACGCTTGGCCGAGGCGCGGGAATGGGCGCAAAGGTTCTTGCATCCGGCGCGACAGGCGCGGGCATGGGCGGCACCTACGGCTTCATGGAAGGCGAGGGCGACAGCAGAGTTGATGAGATGCGAAGCGGCGCTGGTTTCGGCGCAGTTGCGGGCGCTGCGGCACCTGTAATCGGATCGGGCGTCAAGAAGGTTGCCGACAAGCTATTGCAGCGCGGACCGACCAAACAGGCGCTAAAGGCTGCAAAGACAGCGGCAGACCAGCGCGGGTTGGCCCGCAATCAGTACGATATCTTCGAGGGTTCCGACGCACAGTTATCGCCAGAAGCCATGACCCGATTGAAGGAAGCGGTAGGCAGCCGCATTCAAGACGCTGGTGCGCCAAACCTGCCGGGTGCCTTGGGCAAAACCCCGAAGGCGGGCAGGCAGATCGTTGATACCCTTTCCCGCATGGATGATCAGGTACAGTCGGCAGCAACGGCGGGACAAAACCCTGCGGTGCCGCTCAAGGCGCTTGACGATGTGCGCAAGCAGGCGGGCAAACTAGGGCGTGAAGTCGATAACATCGGCAGGCCAACAGCCAGCGCGAATTTGGCGCAGCAGTCAGTTGACGAAATAGACCTTTTCATTGACGGGTTGCAGCCCGAAGACATGCCCGTCGGTGATCTGGACACGGCACGGACTGCTTTGAAAAAAGCCCGTGATTTGTGGCGCACGTCCATTAAAACGCAGAAGGTCGAAAACGCAATTGACCAGTCGGACATGTATTTGAGCGGGCGCGAAAGCGGTCTGCGCAATCAGGTCAAATCGTTGCTGCGCAAGAACAAGAAGGAGAAGCTGTTCAGCCCGCAGGAGGAAGAAGCCCTCAAAAAGGTTATCGGCAACAACATGCTGTCAAGAACAGTTCGGGCTTTGGGCGACGGCTTGGGGCGAAAGGCCGCTATGGTCACGGGCGGCGCTATGGGTGGCCTTGAAGGCGCGGCCATCGGTGCGGCAGCGGGCGAGGCGGCATCAGCGATTGGTGAAAGCGCAGCGATGCGCAAGGCCGAGATAGCGCGGGCGCTTATCTCGTCTGGGGCGTTGCAAAACCTTCCCGAAGCGCCGGACGCAGTGCGTAAGATCAGCGAGACGCTAATGCGTCGAATTGGGGCGGTAAGCCCCCAGTAGAATAAAGGGCGGCGGCAAATAGCGCCAACGGAACCAAAACTGCGGAGTAAGCGGCCCACGGCGCTTTATAGTCGTATTTGTTGAACTGCATAACGCCCCAAACCATCATCAGAGTAAGAGCGTTTCCAGCGAAAACCGCAGCTATGAAGTCGTGAAATGTCATAGCTATTGCCAGAGTATTTCTGCGCCAACTTTGCGGCGCGTGTGGTCTTCTTGCATCAAGCAGCTTGCGTATTCGGTGGTTCCCGGCTGGAACCCGTAGCCCGCGCATTTACCCGCGTCTCGTTCCGAATGGTCGCAGGCCGCAAATGTGGCGACGGCTATCAAAATTATAAATGTTTTTCCCATCAAACAAAGATGGTCCCAAACCCCCATAAAATCAAGAGGTGATCAAATTGGCCCGAAACGGATCAGGAACCTACAGCCTTCCAGTTGGCTATGAGGCCACAACCGGTGGCACAGCAACAGCAACCCAGCACAACGCCCCGCTAGAGGATTTAGCGACCGATATGAATACCCCACGGCCCGTTGTGGCTGGCGGTACAGGCGCGACTAACGCCGAAAATGCACGTTCAAATTTAGGCGTCACAGGCGTTATCAGCGACATCAGCGACGGGACAACGGCGATCAACCCAGACCTTGGAACCACAACGAAATACGACGGGACAACGATCACCGGACGGCCTTTGACGAATGGAGAGACAAATACGCTAGGCAAGGGGTTTGATGTTACGTCATACGACGCTGGCACAATGACAACCGGCACATTTACGCCCGACCCTGAGAACGGAAACTTCCAATTCGCGGTCAACGGCGGTGCGCATACGCTCGCGCCACCTGATTCTGATTGTTCAATCGTCTTCCACTATACGAACAACGCCAGCGCCGGAGCGGTGACAACTTCGGGGTTTGACTCTGTTGAGGGCGCTTTTAGCACAACGGATGAGGCCGAGTTCATAGCGCAAGTTATCCGCATCAATGGCCGGTCGCTGCTTGTGGTGAAGTCGTTATGAGCTTAATCCCAGTGGCCGCGATTTCTAAGGGGAATGTGCGCATTGATATAACGTCGGGGAATGAGTTTTCTCTGGCGGGATTGCTTGCCGCAACGGGGTCATCTGCGGATGCCGATATTTTGGTTTACGTGACCGGCGATGTTGGCGGGCCAATCGTTCAGGACATCGACACCGATTATGAGGTGCGAATTGTGGTTGACGGGTCAGTTCACGGATATGGCGGTGATGGTGACCACGCTGACGATTTTGAAAACACTGATGAACCCGGCGGCGCTGCGATTGAAGTGCAATTCCCTTGCGTAATTGTGAACAACGGCACCTTAGCGGGCGGCGGCAACGGCGGTCCCGCTAGCGAAGGCAGCGGAAACGGTGGCGGCGGCGGCGGCG